CAGACGATGGAAGTCCTAGGAACCCGATATGTCGGGCCCTCCTTCATCCCTAGCCTCAATGTCGATTGGGCTAGGACCCAGGATCGGGCACTTGAAAAGTGCTTCGATAAATTACGTGGTGAGACGTCAAACCTCGTCGTTGATTTTGCTGAAGGCAAACAGACTTGGCAGATGATTCGTAACATGCTGCGAGTACGTACCGTATTCGCAGATTTTGTTAAGAACATGTGCCGGTCTCAACGCTATCAGAAAATTACTAACGGGCAAAAACGTCTCGACTACGTAACCGGGAAGTGGTTGGAGTATCGATATGGCTGGATGCCATTGGTACGCTCCATTTACGACGGCCTCGACACCTATGGCAAAGATGTCTCCAGAGGAGAGATTTCTGTCAAAGGTCGTAGTGGTGCAACAGCAGTAGCTGTCCTAGAGTACGGCGACTCCGATTCCATATCGACTCCTCGCGCACGTGTCGTAAGACATTTGGCTTGGAGGACTGAGTATGAGTTAGACTTCTACCTCAAACCCGGTCATCAGATTGAAGATTGGACGTCGCTTAATCCTCTAGCGATAGCATGGGAATTGACACCGTTATCCTTTGTAGCCGACTGGTTCGTGAACGTAGCCCAGCAGATTTCTCTTATGGAGAATCACTGGCTCTACGGCTCTGCGTTCCGTGGCGGATACAGGACAAACGGTTATAAAGATACAATTTCCGTACGCAGATCTGGTTCTATCACCGAAGAGATAGCTGGACTTTCCCTGTTCAGCTTTGTCGAGGATGGTGGAACTAGAATCACGACAGAGAAAGAGAGGGTTATATTGCTGTCCCTCCCCTACCCGTCTTTGAACCTACGCTTTGGTAGTTCTTGGACGACTAAGCACCTTTTGGATACTGCTGCATTAACACAAGTGTTTTTCGGCCGTAAGTCAAGAGGCATCCGCAACTAAACCGGCATAGCCGGCGAAGATGGAGCCAATATGGCACAAGCTTCAAACATCGTTATCAACGATGGTGCGAACACACCTGTTTCGCACACCTTCACACCCATTGGGAAGGACGACAAAGGCGTCTTTTGGTGGGAGCAAACCACTCCGAACCCAGCGAACCCGCTGGGCGCGAAGCGGATCTCCTACCGCCAGACGCGTGTCATGGACAACGGCTCTCAGCTGACGTCCAAGTCCACCTGCATCTACATGCTTCACGTCCCCACCCTGGAGACGTTGGGCACGAACGATGCAGGCATTATCCCTCCCCCGACCCTTGCCTACAAGGAAGTTGCTCGTGTCCAATTCGACCTGCCGGATCGCAGCGTGAAGCAAGAGCGTAAGGACACTCGTGTCCTTTTGCTTAACCTTCTCGCTGTTAACGACATCGTGAAGACGATTGACGACCTCCAACCGATCTACGCTTGATTGACGTAATCGGGTAGGGCCACCAAGGAGAAATTGTGAGAGAACTTCAGCAATTCGCGGCTAATCTGCTTATCGCAGAGCAGTTCGCTATCGGGGTGGGATCCCCGTACGCAGCCCAGATACTCGAAAGTATTTGGGTTCAGGATTTCCCTAAGCTTTTTGGAGCCAAGGTCGACCCTGAAGCGTACGACACCCCTTATGCCTTTGCAGGCGATTATGCATTAGCCAATTTTCTCAGGAAATCTGAGTTAGTTGGTGATGTAAATCGCCTGCATGCCGAGGCAATCACGCGTTTCAAGGCGCGTGAATCTTCGAATCTCGCTGTGAATAGGTCTTTAAGATCTTCGATCCCCCTTCGGGGCGTTGAAGGCATCATTTCTGATGCCAGACGAAAAATATCGGATATCCTCGGACCTCTTCGAGTCAGTGAGTTCGTGAGGGGGTGTGCATGGGGGCCAGGTGCCACTGCGACATTAAAAGCGCAGTGGTGCACTCTGGACCGAAAAATACTTGAACCGAGGCTCAGCGTTACACCGCGCGCGCTCAGATACGCGAGAGCGTATCATGAGCACGCTTACGCCTGGAGTAAAGCCCGTTTCCACTTAGATGTGGAGGGGCCGACTTCTTGGCTTAAGGGTGAGTACGAAATTCGCGATTCGGAGCGTTTCGCTACGGTCGTGAAGGACGCACTTTCTAGACGCACAATTGGTATCCAACCTACCCTTAATCTGTTCTTTCAGAAAGGGGTGGGACGGATGATCAGGCGGCGTCTGAAACGCGAGGGAGTTGACTTGGATTCTCAGGTCCTCAATCAGGTTTTAGCCCAAAAGGCTTACCAAAACGGTTTTTGCACCGTCGATTTGAGGGAGGCAAGCAACTCTTTAACAACGGAGGTCGTCCGTGCACTCCTACCACCTGAGTGGTTTGCACTTATGGACGATCTTAGGTGTCACCGTCTCGATATCGACGGTGAAGACCATTACTTGCAGCTCTTCGGAGCTATGGGGAATGGTTTCACTTTCGAACTCGAATCTCTCATCTTTTACGCTCTTTGCTGGGCGATAGTTAGATGCGAGGCCGGTGATACTAGCAGTCCGATCGCCGTATACGGCGATGACATTGTCATCCACAGTCGACACTTTGAACGTTTACAGCAGGTCTTTCCTAGGTTTGGCTTTGAGGTGAACGACCAAAAGTCGTTCGCAACAGGCCATTTCTATGAAAGCTGCGGTAAGCATTATTTCAAGGGTGTTGACGTCACTCCTGTCTATCAGAAGGAGATCATTACTGATCTTTATTCTGGTATTCGGTGCGCTAATCGGATTCTCCGATGGGCACATCGTATTGGGGGTGACTATTTCTTGGATGGCAGAGGCCAGCAGGCTCATTCAGAAGCTATTCGAATTATCGAGGCTCTGAGTGGGGGGCCCGTTCACCTCCAGCCGTGGTGGCTGGAGGGAGATGGTGCCTTATCCTCGTGTTCGACACCATTCCGATTCGATCGGGATGGTATCGCGAGGATTCCTGTTTATCGTACCAACCCTGCCTGGCGGCAGACTCGGAACGAGGCTATGTACGCGGAGGCGCTCCGTATCGAATCGTCGGCTCATTGCGATGCCTCACGGCAGAGCTTGTTTGAGTATGCGATTTGGTTTGAAGCTGGCTTGACAAAAGCTAGTTATGGGCGTGTTACTCCTCGTGGGATTGTGCGTTACACAGACGGTATGCAGCGGATATACCGGCGCAATACCTCGGATCTTAGATGGTTGGTCCCTAACCAGGGTTAACCTCTAAGTTGGACTCGGGGCAGGACCCCGATATGAACGGGC